AGTCTTAAAAATATAATAGTAGTTTATTTCTTTTTCATTGTACATTATATCCAAACCCTTTGCAAGTTTCAGTTGTATCTTGTAATACATTTCTTGTACAATATCTTCAGCGGTTTCTTGTTTACAACCAAAGGATAAAACTATTTCTACCCACTCTTTATGCTTTGCAGCAACTATAATCATTGTTTTTTGTACCATACTATTTTAATGGGTCATATAAATCACCAACTATTATAGGCAATCCTTTTTCGTTTACTTCAAAGCTAAATGTTTCAAAAGAGTAACCCCTACTTCTACCACACTTAACCGTTGTCCAATCTTTGTTTACTGTGTTTGCTTCCAAACTTATTACTGTTTCTGCTTTCTTTTCTAATGCACTACCTAAATGACCTGTACCAAGTTTAGCACTACCAAAGTTTTGATGTATTACATTTATTATATGTACGTTTTGTTGTTGGCTAATTCTCATTAATGCACTTACTAATTCATTACTTTTCTCTATGTTGTTTACATCTGCACATAAATCTGCTACACCATCTATAATAAGCAGAGATGGTTCTTTTATGTGTTCCTTTAAATAGTATTCAATAAACTCTAATCGCTCTTTAAAACTAATTGTACGCAATGCAAAGGTATGGTATTTGTCTTTTGGTATGTTGCTATCCATATCTAATGGTCTGCGAAATACTTTAGATGCGTGCCAGCTTCCTTGTTCTGTATCTATATAAATTAAATCACCATTACCTCTATGCCCTTTTATTTGCCCACCATAAATATTTGAACCACTTAAATAAGCACTTGCAAGTAAGCTACAAAAAAAACTTTTTCTTGTCTTTGGTGGTGCAGTAATTACTGAAAGATTGCCAAAAGTGCCCAAAGAAATTGGTATGATACTATCACCTTTATCTGATTGTAAAACCTTTTCACCATAACTTAAACATACTGGTGGGTAATCTATTTTTTCGTTAATGTCTATCTTGCAAGTATCTGCGATAAACTCCATTAACATATTCTGTTCTGTTTCTTTTTCTGTCATTTGTTAAATATATAAAAAAAAGGTGCAAGTTAAAAACTCACACCCTTTTAAAAGTTTAGGCTAATTAAAATGGTAAATCATCACTTGCTGGTTCTGCAACCGCTTGTGGTTGGTCATCTCTTTCTGCTACAGAAACTCCTAAATCACTCATCCATACCACCTTACCATTACCGAGATAGGTTTTAGCAACCTTTGCTTCTCTTTCTTCTTTGGTTTGGCTATCCATAAAAGCTACGTTGTTTCCGTACCTGGTTTCATCTTGAACCGCTATGGTAAAATTGTAATACACCGCACCATCTTTTCCTTTAATAAATTTTTCTTTAGGTAGTCTGTCTACTCTAATACTTCCGTTGATAATTGCACTCATAATATATAAATTAAATTTGGTATTGTCATTACACGCAATACCTCGTGTTTTTATTTTCTTTTAAAATCGTCACTTTCATCTTCACCAAATACACCCAGTTCATAAAAGCCAGTTAGCTTTAGTACACTTCTTGACAATGCACGTTTTTCTGCCATCTCCATTACATACCAACTATTACAATTACCATCTTTATAATTAGCACCTTTTAATGCACTACCAAAGGTTTGTATTTCTACACCCTCTTTTTTTGCATATGCTTTTACAACCGCAAAGTTAGGTTCACATTTTACAACCTCGTAATTTATTGATATGTTTTCTTTTGCTGCAATGCGTTCTATACCAGCTCTTGTGATTATAACATAGTGCTGATGTTTATATACATCTGTTTTCCCAAGTTCGTACTTCTTGTACAAATCTAATAATTTTTCTCTATCCATTTTGTTTGTTATTTAATTCATTAACAACTTCAATAAGTTCATTTATTTTCAACATCAACATATGCATATTTTTTGGTGTTGGTTCAAGCATTGTCACTCTCTTAAAATGAACGTCTTTTTCAGTAGTTTCAATACTATGCCAAGTTGATATTTCTTCAATGTACTTTCTTTTTAATTCTGTTTTTGTTTTTTCCATTTTGTTATTGATTAAATATTTGTGATACTTCTATTTGTGCTTTTAATTCTTCTATCTTATTACATAAGGCTTCTATCCTATATGTATACTCGTCAAATTTAGTCTGTGCAGTTTCTTGTGAAAAGTTAGTTTGCATTATCTTATGTTTATTAAAGTTGATTTTGCATTATCTAAATCAATTAGTATTGCTCTTTGCTCAAATAAATCTTTGTCAAAAATTGCTTTTTGTAACTTATGTTCAAGGTTTAAAATCTCGTCTTTTAAATCGTGTTTCTGTGTTCTCATTTTGTTTTGTATAGAATTAAAAAAAGTTTGATGTTTGCATAATTTCTTCGCGCCCCTTGAAGATGGTCTTGCCATTTTCAACTACTGATAGTTGGTGTCTGCGGTCACAAAATGCTTCAATGTGTTGCATCATTTTTACGCCGTTATCAAATTTTAGATTTACTAAGTTGTTTGTCGATGTGTTTAATACTTGTAATACCATAATATTCTGTTTTAATTATTAATGTTAAGCAAATATAAACAAAAAATTTAATAACACAACAATGTTTTAAAAATAATTTAAAAAAAAAGCAAAAAAAAGGCTTGACATATAGCCAAACCCCTTTCCCTTAACAAAACAGAATACCCAAAGATAGTCTTTTATAAACTATCTACCAAGTCTTTATAGTGTTTTATCATATCTTGTAGTTCATCAGTAGAATACTTTACAGTTTCTTTTGATTTTATATATAATTCTTCAGCAGTACCATCACCAAATTTTTCATCCAGGTACTTACCAAATACATACTGCTCACCAGCTTTAAACATATTACACCCAACGCACTGAACCGCAACATTCATTTCTAACCATCTTGTTGCATAGTGTTTTCTTGATTGAAAGTGACCACATTGCATACCTTTTTTATAGTGTGATACCTTACCACAAGTAAAGCAAGTTACATCACCATTATGGTCTGCATCTTTTAACCTTATGTACTGGCTAAATATTGCATCAAGTTTTTTAACTATTTTACTTCTGCTTGGTTTAGATGGCATTATCAATAACTTCTATAATGTTTCTTAAATCACTTTTTTCAAATTCACCAAGTGAAATATCATTTACGATTAATAAGTAATAATCTTTTCTTACTGCAATACATTTTGTGTTTTCCATCTTTTATTTGTTTAAGTCAGATTTATGTAATAACTTTACACTTTTTTATTACTTCAAATATATAAAATAAATAATTAGAAATATATATATAAATATAAATCTAAAAATATATATTAAAAAAAATATAGAAATACTTAAAAATAAAATATAATAAGAATAATGCTTTTGGGATAATATTCTATTTCTGCGAAATGTACTTATATTTTTCAACACCTCTTGAACCAAAGTATGCAACATAGGTTGTTATTAAAAGTGATTTAAGTAAATCAATCCATTCAACACTTACACCAAAATCTATATTAAGACTATCCATCAAAATTAAGCACCAGGTGGATATGGTAAGAAAGATTAACATCATTGGTCTTACATTCTTTGATAACCAACTATCACTTGACATATCGCTTGACCACCTTTTAGAAACTTCTTGTATTTCTATAATATCTAATTCAAGCAGTTTTAAGGCTTCTTCTTTGTCTTTAGGTGTAAGTACTTCATCTTTGCTTATAAGACCACCTACAAGCTTTAAAATACCAGCATCGGGTACAATATCACTAACACCTTTAAGTATATTTGGTGCAGCTTTAGTAAGGAATTTACCTACTCTGGTATCTTTAAACTTCTTTTTATTTTTTGCCATTGTTTTTATTCATTAAGTACCACTTATGTGCAGTATAAAAAATGGTTAAAAGTAAAAGTATAATCTTTAAAAATATATCAACGTTTGTCATTGAAAATAAAAATGTTCCCGTATTTATAAGTAATGTTTTGTAATCTGTTATCATTTCTTATCTATTTGTTTTAATTTATTTATTGCCCAGTTTACACCAGAAGCACCACCCCAAGCATCCCACATAATACCACCACAACCATCTTTGTAAGGTACGTCTTTATGTTGTTGATGTCTTTTAAAAGATGCCATTCTTGCAATAGTATCTCTTGAAATGTTTTCTTTTCTTGCTAATTGCCCAGCACGTGTCCAACCAACTTGAGTACCACAAGATGAACCATTTTCTTCTTTGTACTTTATAGCTTTCTTTGCATTGTTAGATGCACTTTCTGGATAGTCATTATAGCTTTCTAATTCTACTGCTTCACCTTTAAAATTCTGATAACAAATTGCAATAGCTTGTGATTTATCGTGGTATCTCATTAGTTGAGGCACACACCTAATCATATAATCTTTTTGGTTTTCGTTTTCTTTCTTTTTAGGTATTGGCATATTAATAAGTGTAGTACACACCTCTTTTTTTAGTTACTAATACTTGCTTTCTATTATTGTCTTTGTTATAAGAAACGTGTAACCATTTAGGTTCTTTTCCAAATTCCCAAATAAGCTGGTCAAACTCTAAATTGTCTTTTATCCAATGAAACATATCAAGGTTAGATTTACAATTTTCTTTACCACAAGCCATACTTGTAATGTCCATTGCTTCGCCTTTCATATGAGATGACGTTTTAGAGCCTTTTAAAGCAGTATTAAGTTCTAAAGACCTAAACATACTATTTACTTTAATTGGTGCATCTACCCACTCTCTTAATGGTTCAAACACTTCTTGAGCCAATAGTTTCATATTCTCAACTTGTTCTTCATTTGGTTTATTCTTTATGCCTTTTTGTTTAGCATAATTAGAACCAACTGCTTCTTTGTAAGAAATGTGTTTACTTATTCTTTTCATCTGTGATTAATTTAAAAGTTCCATCTTCAAGATTTACTTCTATGTTACCATACTTTTCTTCCAGTTCTTTCTTGTTCTTTTCTTGCTTCATTGAAAGTTCTGCAAACATATGAGATAGTGTATGTGACTGCGTAGCTAATAATCCTAAATCGTGCAAGATTGCTTGTTTCTTTTCTTCTTGTTTTCTAAACTTTCTTAATTCGTCTTTTGATAATTTCATAATATTGTTTTTATCAAATATAGTGATTATTTTTTTTTAGTAGGTGGCACTTCTGCATTTCTTGCATAACCATAAAAGCTATGTGCTGCCTCTACTGGGTATACCATAAAAGCGCCAAAGTCTAAATTTGGCTTTGCGCTCATAACATCGATGGCATAGCCGTCATAGTAAACTGCGGGTGTGATTATATTACCATCTGCATCGTATGTTGCTGGTATCTTTACAACCTTACCGATATAAACAACGGCTGCCGTATCTTTTGCAAATACTATTTCTCCATCTGTTTCAACTAAAACACCAATACTTAAAAGGTAGTCTTTGCCCTCTTTCTCTGTTGGAAAATTTGTTTTGTATATATTCATTATATTGTTGTTAAAGATTGTAATTCGCTATCGCTTAAAGCCTCTTTCCAAACTGCAAGTGCTTTTGTTTTGCCGAAGAATTTGCTACCTCCATTAGCATCATCAAAAGACAATCTGTTTAATGTGTCTATTGGAAATGTAATTCCGCTTGTATCTGTAGATATTTCAATTCCATTAACCCATAAAGCAAAATCATTAACTTTATATTTAAAAGCGACTTTTGCAAAATCTGTGCTGCCAGATGGATTATAAGTAAAATCAAATTGATTAACGTTTCCAGACTTTAATATTACCCTTATTTGATTATTGACGTTATTTCTAAAATGAAAACTTATAGAATTGTCATCTGTTCCATTAGAAAGTGAAATATACCTATTTATATTATCAGCAGAAAGAACTGCTATCTCTGCATATAAAACACCCTCTGTGCTATTTATTGTAGCTAAACTACCGCCATTGGTGCAAACGTCTTGGTTACGTGTAACTGTTGAGCCAGAGGTTGGTATGTAAGATGTTGCGTAGGATTGTTGTTCTAATTGTGCGCCCCAAATTATAACTTCAGATAAAGTTGCACCAGCACCTCTAAAATCTACTGCGTAAAAAAGGTCAATACTTGAATGTGATATATCAAATCTTTGCCATTGTTCTGTTATAGTAAACAAAGCATTGGTATCTGAATTATGGTTACATAAGTTAACTGTACCCGTTCCGCTTAACGTCCTTGCGTAAATTGATTTATGTTTTCCAATAGCTCCACCTACAGCACCCGTATATAAGTGAGATTGGGTACCCGTACTTGTAACTTTATAAGCACTATTTGTTCCATCTGGTGCTAAATACCCACTTTCTAATGATACATCAATGTCATTCCAATAACCATCACTAAATAATTCAGATTGTGTTATTAGGTTGGTACTCTGCGGTTCAAACAACCAACTTCCGCACCCCGAATTAGGTACTATATTACCGCTACCATCAAAACTGAAACCCTCGTAGTTTATTCTCGGTAGGTTAGTATCGTCTGTTATTTCTATTACTGAAATGTTTGTTATAGAGCCGTTGAATAAACCAGATGCACTTGTAGCCAAAGCATCAATTGCGGTTGCAGAAATGTAAAAAGAATAAACCCCATTAGCATTTACAAAAGGAGTAAAAACACCACCAAAATAAATTCTTATGTTTCCAGTTACATAGTCATCTATTGTAAAATCTATTTTATATAATTTACCGACTACCGAAGATATAATTGTTTGAGATATTGCGTTGTTAGTTGTGCCATCTGCAACCGCCTTATCCTCTCCAATACTCCACCCAGTACCTAAATTCCAATCTGTAGAGCCATTAGAAAAGTCGCCATTCTGCACCAAATTACTCGATAGTATCTGTACGTTTTCAACAAGACCTTGAGCATTTACGCGCGTGGCTGCTGAATTTCTGCTGAATTGAAAATCTCCGCTCCCGTCGTCTGGTTTTATACATAGTGCCTCGCCGTTATTGAAGGCGGTTGGGGTTAGCACTAAACTACTTCTATCAAGTAAATTTGCCATATTATTGTATTTTTTCTATTTTATCTAAAATTGCTATGGTACAGGTTTGATTTTCGTAATATGTTGCTCTCGCTTGTAAAGTTGCGAGTAAATTCGGTATACCACTACCGAATAACATCATCATAACTCTGCGCCTACTCATTATAGTACGCTATCAAAGTAAGAATCCAAAGCCGTTTTTAAAGCTGCGAAACTTGCGTATGATGTGCCTGCCTCGTCTTGTAAATCCGAGTAAATTGTTTTATCTAAAACACTAACGTTATTAGTTGTTTTAATGATAATAAAATCCCCTTGCTTTTGTCTTTGGATTTCACAATACGCAGGGTAGCGGTATTCGATTCCGTTGTCTAAAACTAGCTCTTTTGTAATTGTATCGACGTAAATTTTCATTTTTTATATATTTATTATGTTGTTACTGATATAGTCCACCCTTTAGCCTCTAGGCTTGCCTTTGCTGCTAGTCCTACAGAGCTAGGAGCTTGCCCTCCTGTTTGGTCGAAAGTTCCGTTAATCTGTCCTGCGACATCTAGGCTTTCGAGAATGTTATCTATTGATTGCGTATTTAATCCTGTATTTCTAAAAGCCTGCGTAAAATTCGACGCTGTGCAATTATCAAAAGCGTTAGACGGGAAAGTCTTTAGTAATACGCAACCTTGCCACGTTGAAATAAAAGACGTACCGCTACTAAAATCTAACAAAGGAAACTCCGTTAAAACTGCGCAGTCTTGCCATGTACTATCGAAATCCTCGCCTTTGCCCGTATCTATTAAAGGGAAACTTGTTAAAGCCTCGCACTCGTCAAAGGCTTGCTCGAAATTTGTTACATTTGCAAAGTTGCCTCCGTCTGTTGCTGTTATCGTTAAATTTGTGCAACCGCTAAAAGCGTCCTCTTGACTCGTAGAGCCTAGTCCGTATATCCCGAAATTAGATAACTCTATTATTTTAAGTATATCCGCATTACCTGTAAAATCAAACGCAGGGAATACACCCGAAATACTTACTTTGTGAATACCAGAGCCAGACGGGAACGTGATTAAATGTTCGCCCGTTAATCCTGTAGCGCTATATCCCTCGTCTGTTGTTACATCATATAAGAAAGTTCCTGCGCCCGTCGTGATATTAAAAAAGTCTGATGTCGCTATAATGTCGGTATTAACAAAAAACTCTAAGAAATTGATGCTTTCGTTATTAAATATGGTAAAATCTGTGTTAAAGTTACTTAAAAAATATGCTTGGTTATTCTCTCTAGCTTTTAGCGTTATTGTAGAGCCGTTCATGGCGCTTTTTTCGCCTCCCGTTCCTGCGCTTATTGTAACCTCTCCGCCGTTCCATAGTCCTATAATTCTATAGTTTCCGTTACGGTCTAATATGATAGCGCAATAGTCTTGCCTCATTAATTTGTATACGTTTAAATCTACAAAACTACGAGGTATTGTAAAGCTCAAGTCTTGAGACCACTCTACGCCGCCGCTTGTAATGCTTGCATTTTCTGAGTAGCTAATATTTACAGCCTCGTATTCATATATCGTAGTTTGTGGAAACTGAGTAATATCTTGAGCGTCTGGATTTCGTCCTTTAGAAAAACCTCCAAACAAGACATCGCTAACCCCATACTTTACGTAAGGGAATAGGTACAGCTTGTCGATGCCACCTTGAAAGTCTTTGCAGGATTCAGTATATCCGCGTTGTATGCTACAAATTGCCATATATTAATAAGAGATTATATCGTCTGGACTCTGTGGGTACGGGTTTTGTATTCTATTAGACGGATTACCAAAAAACCAACCGCTCCGATTAGAAACGTGTTTAGATGCGTCTACGCCGTCCTGCGTTGTCTTATATTCGTCTAAATGATTTAATACTATCCACTCGTCAAACCTATCTATAAACGTGTCTGCCATGCCTGCGTAAGTATTTGACAATCTAGTCAACTCCTCCGCACTCATTAACTGAGCGTTATCTGAGGTATGCGAAACAGAGCCTCCATTAGCTACCATATAGTTACTAATTAGCACGAAATTTGCCACCGTTTGGTATTTGGTTATCGGTTGCACATATTTAGTGTATAATTCAAGGTATAATCCTGTTAAATTACCTGCGTCTGCGCCTGCTAGTATTACGTCGTAAAGTTCCTGCCCTAACAATGGTAAAATTGTAGTGTTTTGTACGTCTGAAATTACAAATATAAACTTGTCGTCGTCCACGTTACCGCCTACTACGGTAGATTGTTTTATCTCTGTCGGGGATATAAATAGAAATTCTGCCATATCTTATGCGTTATGAGGTTTAATAGATACTATATTCTCATTTGTAGGTACTTTGTATCCCTTTCTACGTGCCTCTGAGGTACTAATAGTTTTAGCTAGAGGCGAGTTAACGTCTAAGCTACTACCTTTTTTTAGGTATATCTCTCTTTGCCATTTGTGGCGACAAGTTCCCTGCGGAAATTTACTAGACATTTTACCTCCGCCTTTATATAACCAAATACTATAATTATTTGTGCCGCCTAGTCCAAAGCCGTCGTTTATTCCTGCCTTATTCATTTGCAAAATATCCTCTTTGCGATATAGCTTATTAGCTTGCATCATTTTTCTGCAAAATTCTCTTTGCGGATTTGGGTTTCCTACATATCTGTAGCGTATAGCTATCTCTTTGCTATCTTGCGCACTCTTTGAGTTAGGTCTAGCCGTTCCTGTAGACGTTGCAAACTCTACTAAATCGTACAAATCGCCGTCGGTATCGTAATCAACTTCCGCACTACTTAGCATCGTCCACTCTGAGGCGTCTAGGGTTTCGCCTAACTCTATTAAACTATCTGCTAACTCTGTAGGCGCTCCGTCGCTCATGCAAACGTGAGAGCTTAACTCTGCGGTCTCCTCTTTAACTTCTATTTTCTCCTCTGTTAAAGGCGCAAAGTATAAATCTAGGTTAATACCGTAATGCACTAAAACCTCCTCCAAAGCCTCGATAACAAAATCTTGCTTTGGCTTTATTACTCGCTTAATAGTTTGGCGCTCGCTCATATCCATCTCGTCGGCTACAGAGCTAAAACCACTCGCAGACGATAAACCTACAAGACTTGGACTAATTACTCTGTGCGCAGTCATTAACTGCGTTTTAGCTTGCTCTGTTAACGTATCCCATTGTTTATGGACGCTACTATTAACAGGAAACGGCGTTACGTCTATAGCTACCTCTTGGTCATTAAAGCTGATAATGAAATTCGAGCTGTTCGAGCTAGACGTAAGTTTCTTTTTTACCTGTCTTTCAAACTCCTCTTTTTCCTCTGGAGTGTAATTAGTTCCGTTTGGTATATTGATAATATAGCCTGCGCTTAGTCCGTTTTTAATAGACGAGATGTACATATTCGACAGCTCCTCCTCGATTTCGGCAAATACTAGCGCAGAGCTATAGTCTGGACTGCCAAAATATTGATTTCCTACGGTGTAAGGTCTAGCGACAAACATCGAGTTACCTTTTTGCGCTCCAAACGCAGGAAATGAGATAGGCGTGTAATCTATATCGGTATATTTCTGCCAATTTCTAGAAAACCAATACTTCTCTATTTCGTTTTTTTCGTTTGCAATCGCAGGAATTAACATCTCTTTAGGTACGTGAGTCAAAGAATGTAACTCGCCGCCCTTGCTTTCGATTATCTCAAAAGAAAACTCGCCGAAAACTTGAAAGTCTCGCACCATTTTACGCAATTCTCTAGGTCTTAATATCGTTTGTAGCCTCCCCCAACTTTCTGCGCCTAGCGATCCGCTCGATGTACGTAGTCCTTTACCATATATTAGGGTAGTATAGGACTCGTTTATACTCGCATTTGTAGGCGAGCCGTTATTTCTGTCGATTATATAATCATAATACTGATTCAATCGCCCGTTCATAACCCAATCCCTAGACTTATCCTCCATTAAAGGCGGTCTTACGTAGTTCGTGAGTGTTATTAGTTTTATATCGCTCATATTATTACCATCTGTATAGGTTATCCGTTAGCTTATATGTTTGTGAGTTTTGAGTAGTTGCTAAAACCAGACCTCTGTATACTATCTCGTTAGTTACGGAGTCGGTTAATTTTAACTGGTAGCTACTTTCATTTGTAAACGTATAGTCAAACGTTAGAGCGAGCTTATAATCGCCGCCCGTTATATAGTTAGGGTTTAAGTCTGTAGACGTTCCTAGAGTGCTATCCGTAACCGTAAGCGTTAATACATTAGACGTTAAAAATCTAGGTACTATCTTTATAGTGTGAGTCGTCAATCTAGGGTTTACTATCATAAAACAAACTTGTATATAATTAAAACAAAAAATAGGCTGTTTTGTTATTATTTAGGCAAAAAAAAAGCCTCACAAATTAATGCAAGGCTTTTAATGTAATATAAAGTATTAAGATACTACCGCTAAAAACGAGGTTTGTGTTGCCGAATCTAAGAAAGGCGCAAGGTCTTTAGTTGTTGCGATTCCCGTCAAAGTATACATATTGCCGTCCGTTTTTGCTCCCCCTGTCGATGCTACGACCGTAAAGTCGATCCCGTCGTCAAGACCTAAAGCTATATAGTTTCCGTTTCTGTCTACTACTACCGCGCTAGGATACCCTGCCACTAATAGATTAAACTCTGCATTTGTTGCAGCGTCCATAGCTTTTAAAACGGTTGTTAGCGTTTGAGTATTTACTCTACTGCTAGTATTTCTGTCTCCTACCATAGACTGCTCTAGTGTATTGCCGTCTCCCTCTAAAGGATAAGCAAACGCCGCAGTTAGGGAGGCATTCATTGCCGTAGCCTCTCCGTTTGAAACGGTAAAAGCATCTGGCAGGCTGTCAAAGAGGTATAGTGTAGACTGACCGCCGAGACCGTCTTTACACACTTTAGCTCTTCCGCTTGTTAATAAACACGCCATAAGTTATAAATTGTTTTTAGTCGCTTTACGCAACCGATTATTAATGTTTTAAAAAAGGGGGTTTTTACACCCCCCTAGTATTTAGGCTGTTGTTGTAAGTAACCAAACAATCTCTGCTCCATAAGAATATCCTACAGCGCCACCGAATACAGATTTATATAAAACGTTTCCGCTCAAATCTACTTCGTCAAGGTCTTTAACTCTAATAGAGGTAGCGTCTGAGGCTAATCCTGTACCCATTGTAATGTTAGACTTCTCAAATAAAACGATTGTATTATCTGGTAATCCGTTTACTACTTGCACGTTGTAACGTCCGTAAACTAATCCTGTGTTAGCGTCGCCTCCTAATCCGTTAGCTGCTCCGTTTTGGATAAGTAACTTTGTGTAAGCATCTGCAACGTCTGGAGATACGATAAAGTTTACTGCTTTACGTCTTAGCGCGTAAGGTAGTGCGCCTGTTGCTGCGTCGAATGCTGCTAGTACGTTAGTCGTAGAGATAGCCGCTCCGATTGCTGTGATTCCGTTGTTTGCTTTTATAACGTCTCCGTCTGCTGCAAACTGCGTGATTAATCCGCTCATTTGTCCTGCTGCTCCCGATCCGTTCCAGATTTGGTTTTCAAACCACTCTGCTAGTTTTCCTGCTGTATCTGCTACGATAGCGTCTGCAATCTCTTGAGGCGTTTGGTCGTTGAAAGCCGACGCACCCATAGACTCGCCGCTCCATGTTGGGCGGAAATCCTCTTTACAGATTGTAAATTCGTTTTTAAACTTTGAAAGTGTTAAAACTTTCTCCGAGTAAGCTACAGCGTCTGTTGCTGCGGTAGTACCACAAGCGTAGTCTACTACTCCTAGAGTGACGTCTAAGTTTCTTAAGTTTAGTTTGTACCCTACGTCTGGTACAACGTTAATTAGTCCAAGTCTAAGAGTATCCTCTTCCTTGATAGCTTGCAACATAATGTCTACTGCTGCCTGCCCTGCGTAATTTGATGTAATTGCCATTTTTTTATCTATTTTAAATTAATTAATTTACTTGTTTTGATTTGCTAGTTTAATAGCCTCAAGGATTCGCCCTTGCTTTGTTAAAGTTACTTGTTTTGGTTGTGAGCTAACAGGCTCTACAGACGGCTGAGCCGAAAGTGTTACAACCTGCTCTTTTAACTCTACGTTTTTTGCCTCGATGTCTGACAATTTTGTAAGCATTTCAGACATTTTAATCTCCATACTCTCGGCGTAAGCCTTAAACATATCGTCTAAAATCTCCTTAATTACTTTCATAGACTCCTCGTCTGCGTTTACTTCCTCAATCACTTCCTCTTCTAGCTCTGCCTCTACTACTTCCTCAGCATCTGGAGCTACTTCCTCCTCAGCCTCAGCCTCAGACATTGACTCTACTACTCCGTCTTTTACAACGATTTCGCCACCCTCGTCTATTTTATAACTTCCGTCAGCTAGAGATACTTTCTCCTCGTCTGCAATTAAAAATACAGCCGTTCCAACTTCTAAACTTTCGCCGTCGAATTGAATATCTAGCTCGCCAGATTTTACACTTCCTAGAGTTACCTCTACCTCCTGCTCTGCTCCAGATACTATCTGTTTTAGCAAGGCAAGAATATTCTTGTTACTTTTACTCATTTGTATATTAGATTTAAAATTTACTTCCTCAAGCTCTACCATTCCGTCAATAGAGAATCCTTTTAATTCGCCCGTTTTGATATAGTTATTCCAAATATCGTCGTTGTCTACTTTCATAGAAACGAGCCAAGAGCCTCTAGGATATTCTAATCCAAACGCTGCGGACTTATCTACTTTGGGATTTTCTACTAGCCACGACTCTACGAACGTAACGCCCTCGATAGGCTCGTCATGTTCTAGCTTAGAATTTAGTTGGAATCCAGACTGAAAAAAGTTTTGAGAAAAATCTTTTATAGTTTCTGCGCTAAAAAACATCTCAAACTCGTTTCCGTCCTCGTCTACTCTGTAGATTAATTGATCGGGTTGTAAAACTAATCCCATTAAAATACGCTGTTCTTCGTCTACTTTCGCAAACTTTACAATCTTCTCTTGTTTAGCCATTGCGATAAACGTTTCCTCAGTCGCAGGCGCTTTTACCAAACTAATAGCAAAGACTCCTTTGCTCTTTTTATTGTATTTGCCCTCGTATCTCTTCATAGTTTTATACTATTATAACAATAAATTGCTGTTTTTGTTATTTTTATTTTAAAATCCGCTACCCTCTACGATGTTGCGGTCTGCGCTTTGAGCTGTGGTAACGTCGCCACTTACGACAAATGCCTTAACGGCGTTCTCTTGCCCTTGTATGCTTTGCTGTATTGCGTTGCTCTCGCTACCCTCTACAAGATTAAACGCTGGAGCCTCTGCTCCGCCCTCTGCGCCTCCGCCTAGTTGTGGAGTTCCTCCGCCTGCGCCTCCTTTACCTAGAGCTGCTAGTCCTTTTGCTAAAGCAATACCAGAGGTTGCGACTCCTATACCTGCCGCTAGTTTTGTGCTAGCTATATCTTTAATTAACAAAGGCACGTCCGCAATTTTTGCAGGGTTTGGAAACGTACCTATAAAAGCAGGGATTGCAGCGTATGCCGCTTTTCTTTCTGCTATACTTCTAGAGGCTGCCATAATGGTTTGAGCTATCCCTACGGCGTTGTCTGCTATTAATGCCGTTGCCTGTAGTGCTTTATTTTCCCCTGCAAGAGACGATAAAATTCCGATACCTGCTTTAGTGTGGTCTATAGTAGCGTCCTCAATTGCTCTTTTAGATTCCTCGAAAGCTTGTTTTTCTGCTAACTCTTTGGCGTTTCTCTCTCGTATACCTGCAAGCCTTGCGTCGTAATTATCGGACTCTCTTTTTATACGAGCCTCTTCGTCTAGTATAGCTTGGTCGTCCTTTGCTTTTTTCTCTGCGTCTATTGCGTCTTGCGCAGCTTTTGCCTCTGCGTTTAAAGCTAGTATCTGGCTAGTTACCTCTTTAGCCTTTGTAAGTTTTGCAGTCTCTAGATTTATTAGGTTTGCTCTTAGTTGCGCCTCTTCGTCTAGGTCTTCTTTTGTACTTCCGCCTAGAGCGTTCTCTGCTATTTTAGCCTCTAGTCTAAGCTTTGCGGCTGTGATTTCTTTTTGAGTTATCTCGTCTTCGATACGTCCTGCCTCTTTTAAAAACTCGATTCGCTCCTCTGTAGAAAATTTCTCTTTGTCTATTGCTTGCTCTAATAACTTAGCTCGCTCTCTGTTTGCTATAGCTCTATCTACTATTAAAGCTCTGTCTAGTTTGTCGGCTGCTGCTCTTTGGTTTGCGATTATACCTGCCATTCTAACCTCCTCTGTCATTTCTGTAACTAGGTCTTTTGTTGCTCCTGCGAGCGCCTGCGTTGCTTGGACTAAAGGATTTGTTTGTACTAACAATTTATTAGCGCCCTCTGCCGCATCTTCTAGCGCACCGCTAAAGTCTCCGCTAAATGCTTTCTTTATAGCACTACCTAATAAACCTAGTCCGTCCGTTACTAGCGTTATCTGGTCGGTTACATATTCCTTTATAGAATCTCGAAAATCTTTAAAAACTTTTTGAGGCTTTGTAAAAACGTCAATTAATAGAGTTCCTAGAGATGCAAGCCTGTCAATAAAAACGGCGGTAACTGCGCCAATCATGCTCATTAATTTAGCAAACTTATTTTGCCCCTCCTCTGTGCTAGTAAAGGCTGCGGTAACTGCTCCGATTGCAATTATAAGCAAGCCTATACCACTCGCAGCGATAGCACCTTTTAAAGTTCTAAATCCTAGTATAACAGATTTTACCCCTTTAACCATACCTTTAAAACCTGTAATAGCTCCGCCCGTCATTTTATCGAGCGAATCTGTTAGAGTGTTAGTAGATTCGTTAACGTCTCCTACCTCTTTATCTAGCTTTTTGGTTTCTTTTGTTAAATCCTCTACGCCTTTTTTTGCGTCGTCGTCGTCTAGCGTTAACTTTACTTTTACCTCTTTCATTATCTTTTAGCTTTTATAATTCGTTTTACTTTTCGTTTTAATCCTCTCCAAGTTATTACCATCTCGTTTTTACCCTTTGCTATCTCCACGAAATCCCCTGCGCCGTAAAACTCTCCTCGCCTTAATATATCGATTATCTCTGTAATGTGGTTACTCATTTTGTACTATTGTTATATCTGTTGTTATTGAATCCTTTACATATCGTATTATCATAGAGCGAGATCCAGACGGCGACGCCCACTCGTCTACGGATATAGTCGCTAGGTTGTTAGCCGTTCCCTCTACGCCCGTAGTTATCCAAGACGTACCGCTACCGTCTGATATTTTTGTAACCGTATAACTCTCTATAAATTCCACGTTAAAAGCCATATCCGTTGCCCACCTTTCAATATTGATAATAGACGGAATGTATACTTTATTTTGTAGGGTAGTATCAAAGCCGTTTATTAGTTCTAACTTTGTTAAGCCGTTTAAGAGGTTATAAGAGTACTTATTTATCCTGTAGTCTATTTCTCCGATTGCTATAACATCGTTTAACTCGAGCCTTGTAACTATCTGTATAGGCAAGTTTGCGGTATACATAAACGTCCGACGCTTTAGTTCAAAGATTGCCGTAACATAATCCTTGTAATGTATACTATATAAATTATTGACTAAGCTCTCTCCCGTAAAGTTGCTAAACTCCGCCTCAAATAGATTTGCATAAACAGGCGCTACAGGACCAAAATGATGAATCGGTATAATTAACTCCGTATTTAAAACAACGTCCGCCGCTAAGTCGTTAACAAATCTTATAGGCGTTGCTGAAATATCTTGTTTTGATGTGTAATGTAATACCGCTTTAGGTACGACTTGGTTTAGATTATCGTCTAGTATTACGCCCGTCTGTATGTTTGTATTTGTACCTACTATTGCGTCGTCTTGCTCTACTAATCTCTCAAAGTATATCTGCTCAAATGGTAGCTTTACCTCTAGCGTATCGCCGTCAATTAATTTTTTAGGCGTCAAGCTCTCGTATACATTTACAAGCGATGCTCCGTAGCCTTGCCCGTCGGCTGCTCTCTTTTTAAACTCCATGTTTAAAATAGTACTCGGCTCTTCAAACTCGAAAGCAATACGTTTTAAAAGCTCGCCTCTGTCTACGTCAAACTTTGCGAAATCTATATATTTAGTTGCGTCGTATCTTTGCCCTTGAGCGTAATAAGAATCCAAAGTATTAACGTA